ATTTTGTTAGGGTTAGTAAATAGATTGTTTGGTTTATCTGACCTAACATCTCATCTCTTAAGTTAAGTAAGTCAGTGTCTGCTCTTGGGTCCAACTCATCTGATAAGTTGATTAGATACTCTGCACATGACTTAAGTGCCTCTGTTGGACTTATGTCTTCTGGCTTCTGTAACTCTAATGTGAATGTTGGTGGATAATCAGGTCTGCCATACTTACCCATCATCACTTCTACAAACTCGTCAATTGTATCTCCAAGTTCATCATATAACTTACCAAGAGCCTTATGTGTTGCATAACTGTAAGTGTTCCAGTGATGTATCTTAATTGTGTTGATTGTCTCTAACAAGTAGAGGATTATTGCTTCTTTCATTGTAATACTTTTTTTCTTTTTTGTTTTAATATGGACCTCACTTTATTGATGTCCCGTGAAACTGAATTTATTGGGATTGTAGTTTTTTCTGATAATTTTGTGATGCTACATCCTACCTCTAAATATAATTCAAAGAGGCGACCATAATACCACTCATTTTTTTTCATCTCATCAATCTGCTTATAGACCCAATCAAGGTCGATGACTGACTCCTCATACTCATCATCAACTAACTCAAGTCCATCAATATCATCATACACAAACTTTCTGTATTGATAATGATATTTGGATTTATTGGATAGAAAATTGTTTTTGACTATCTTGGTGAAAAAATATAATTTCTGCTCGTCAGGTATGTCCTTAGCTTTTTTGTTATTAAGAAATTGCTCGACACATATCTGTAACAAGTCATCAACGTCTGCCTGCTTGGCTACGTTACGACATATCTTAACCAACTCATTATAGTTCAAGTTTATCCAATCGTTCAACTGATTTGTTGTTTTTAATAAATATCTGTAAAAGTCAAAAAGTCAAATCCTCAAGTGTAATCAGGATTCTTGTGTATATGTCGCATTTCTCATACTCCTGTTCATCCTCCGCCTCTTGTAACTTAATGGAGAATGCTCGGTATAGGTAATTTGCAAATAATGGGTTGCGATTTATCTCTGGCACGTAATGGTCTAATACATACTTGGTAAGCTCTGCCTTATCATTGTCGGACAGACCAAAGTAATCCTCTATGTCTATATCAAACTTGTTGTCCAACTCTAATAATATTTTATGTAGCATGGGGTTCATTACGTAGTTATACACACTAATAAATATTCTAATCTGGAAATCCAACTACTTGTTGTGGTTCTGTTGGGACATACTCTTGTTGTTTTCTTGACTCATCATGCATCTGTTGTAACCATAAGTTATGCATAACAATTCTATCCATAGGTAACATCTTGCTCTCATTACCCTTATTCCAATCTGACTCTTGTAGTATCTTATATTGTTCTTCCATATTTGTTATTTGAGCATATCAGGGTTTATATCCAATCAACACACCCTTACAAATCAAGTTGCTAATTGTATAATCCTCTACTTCCTTTATCACTCGTAGAATCAAAGCCCTACTACATATCCGCATATCCTAACGGAGCATTGGTTGATTGTGTATGTGTTGATTGTCGCCAGTTGAGACCCTGTAACTCATCGCTGGCACTGTTTCCAATGCTATGTTTCCCCTATATGTCACCAGACATTATATCTCAACTCATATAGGGTTCTAATGTAAAGAACGTAACCTTTCATTGTATAGTCCGTGATGACTACTTAGGGACAAACCGTTTTAAGACCTAATATTCATAATATACCAATAAATATATTACAAAGTAGGAAAGTCCAAACTTTTAGTCAAGTCAATCATATTTATTTTTATGAGCACAAAGAAATGTAGATTATGTAAGAGGATTAAATCAGTTGATTCATTCTATAAGAGGACATCCTATCCAGATGGTAGGAGTAATGAGTGTAAGATATGCATCAATGAGTATAATCGTGCGTATAGAGAAAAAAGAAAAAAGGATGAGGTCCCTAAAAAAAGGGAACCTGTGTCGGAGTTACGACTCAATCCAACTAAGCCAGAACAATTCTGTGATATGTGGGATTATCTTGCCAGTGCTGGTTATGATGTGCAAGGTGATATACATTTTCAGTTTTGTGAGAGATATGGACTAACTTACAATCCCATCAAGGTTGAGGTCAAAAATAGAGTATCGTATCAAGATTGTCTAAAACTAAAAGACCCCAATTAAGGGGTCTCTCATCATACAGTTCTAATTGGTAGTATCTTGGTTCCAATAAGTATCTGTCTTATTTGCAATTGGTCACCCAATTTCATTTCAATGTCCGTAACCTTGGGGTCATCATATAACTCAATGGTGGCAGATAATAGGTCATCCACGTAACCATTTTTTTCCTTATCATATAATAATTTCTCAACGTCAATATTGTTGTAACATAACTTGCCATACAACTCTGGCTCCCACACCACAAACTCTTCATGGTGGGGAAACTCAAGTGTTATTACAATCTTATACTGCTTCATTAAGTATGTATTTGTTCCAACTCCCTCTCTGTCTAACTGACCTTGTATATTTTAAGGGTAATCCATATTGTTTCATAACTGTCCAAGTTGTAAGTGTCCCATCAATAAGTCCTTGAGCAATAATACCTCTAATCTCGTTGGTAAGGTTATACTTGTTTTTTATTTTCGGTAACGTCTTATTCTGAACTTGGACCTCTTGTGATACACATCTTAAGTTAGATAATCTATTGTCTCTTTTTTCTTGGTTGATGTGGTCAATTGTTAGGTCACAGTTACAATTATTAAAGGTGTTCCATACAAGTCGAGCTACTCTCTTACAATACTTTTTCTTGTTATAGTGTAGATAGACAACATCATATCCTGCTCCGTCGTCACAAGGTTTAACAAGGTTACCTCTCCTTATATTTTTAACTCTACCCATGTTGGATATTAAGTAGTTAGGGTAATCATATACCTCTCCCCATATCTCACCATCCAAGTCAGGGATTACTGGTTTAGCTTTTGGTTTGTAATACTTACTCATTTTTTTCTATTTTTAATTTCATTTATTTTTTGATGTGCTCTCTCCAAGGTGGTAACAGTATAACCATACTTACCCCACCTCTCATTAGAGGGACTCGTCTCACTACCCTCCACAATATTATTTTTTATGGACACGGTTGGATTTTTTTGTATCTTGAATGCCTCGTAACATACAAAGTGTCCCGTAGATGGTTCCTCCAATCTTGTGATTGCGTAGTCCTCATCTCTCCACTCAACATAGTGGATGTAACTATTTTTTTCATACTTGCTCGGTAACGTTTTCATATACTAATGATTTTTCATGATGTGCTGAATGTATCTCTGATTAGCTTCTTCCTTACTTAAGAATAGAGTCATCTGTTTAATGTGTTGAGGTTTCATTGATATTGAAATCTGCTCACCGTTGTAGAATCCAAGATGGAATATACACATGTTAAGTTCCTCATCATAATCCTCGTCCCATATAGTTTCTATGAGACCAAAGTGTCTTGGTTCAGGACAACAAGGTTCTGTTGTTACGTTGATTTGTGTTTCAGTAGTGCCTGATGTTTCATTTTTTTTCTGTGCCATAATGTAATTTTTAATTTTGATTTATTGTATTCTCAGCCTCGTGACTAACTACCACTGCTAATTTTTTATGGTAGGGAGTCAATGGTCTTGATAATGTCTTAAGATATGCTGCCTTAGCGTCGAGGTAAGCGAAAAACTCATCCTCGGTCATAAGGTCAAAGTTTGGTTCTGATAGGTAATCGTAATTCATATTAGTCATTGTCGTAAGATTGTAATAATGTGTTGATTACTCTTTTTTTAGTTTCCTCTAATTGAATATATGAGTCATTCAAGTTAGGGTTTTTACTTGTGATTTGTAAGATAGTAATGTGGTGGTGTAATATCTCTTGGATAAGTTGTAAATCTGCCGTAGTTAAAGTTTGGTTTTTCATAATGTTTTTTTTTTCTTGTTTTATTATACTATAAGTATAAGTGATTATTACAATAAGTCAAGGGGGACAAGTGATTATTTTAATCTTTCTTCTAAATAAAAGTTTTCGTATATCTCACGACGAGATTGATTGTATTGACGTAGGTCCCACTCCATATCTTCTAATTGACGCTTACGTGACTTGATTGTAGTTTTATCCTGTAAGATGCTCTCCACATCCCATTCCATTTTTTCTGTAGTGTCTCCACTGATTAGTAAGTTTTTCATAATGTATTTGTTTATACTATAAATATAAGCAACTTTACCAAAAGGTCAAGGGGGACAAAAAAATATTTTGCAAAAAAAATCGGGAGGGGTCTTAAACCTCCCGACTGTATATGGGATACATTATGAATATTGAGGGAAATAAATCAGGTCTTGCAATATGATTTGGATAATAAAAACCCTCAACAATAATAAATATACTCAAACCCAACAAAAGTTAAAGCTTGAGTATAATAATTTTTAATACTTAGCGGACAAGTAATTGTATGCTTGTGTAAGCTCAGAGTTACTCAATTTCTTATTGAAAAAGAATTGCTCCGTATTAAGGTCAATACCACCATCAAACATCAATCCATATTCTGCATCTGTAATAGTCATTAAGTTGTAACCAGCAAAAGTGTTGGTTGTTAGTAATACATCATTTTCAAATATATCAACCTTAATATCTGCACCATTATCATAAACTCTAATAGCTAATGCTGTCCATGCTGAGTAAGTGAAATCAAAGTTAGTATCTAAATCAGTATTGTCTAATGCCTTAACACGAACTCTCCATTGAGATGGAGCTGGACCACCATTGTTTCTTAAGTAGAAAAATCTTGTTCCATCAGGGAATCCACCATCATAACCCTCAACAATACATCCACCTGTTTGAGTTGAGTTGTCGTCATAGATAGTTCCAAACCATGTGTAACCTGTTGTTGATGCATAGTTACCAAGTTCATTAGCTAATCTATTAGAACCTTCTTGTGTAGCTCCCGATACACCATTGTATCCTGTTGCAAGATATACTGGACCACCTGTTGCTGCACTGAATATAATACCATCAACTTGGTCGATTGCTTGTGATACAATTGGACCTGAGGTGATAGTTAAACTACCAGCGTTTGTAAAGTCAATCCACCACTCAGCACCTAATGTTGTAGGATTTACAACTGGAACTGGAGTCGGGGTGGGAGTCGGTCCAGGTGTGTTGGACGGAGTGGGTGATGGAACTGGAACGTCCGCACCTACCACTGTGAAAGATAATGTGTCTGTTGAGGACACGATTGGTCCCTTAACCTCTACCATGCTACTTGAGTAATCAAGTGCTGAATATAAGGTTCCGTTAATTGAATATTCTACCTGAGCATTTCCTTGTTGTAAGAATAATAAGATTGAACCATCTGGACTACTCTTACCATTATTGATTGTGGTATTAGTCCCTGTGATTGTCTGTCCATACAATAATGGAAATGTTCCGCCCGTTACGGTAAATGTGCCGTAAGCTGAGCTTAAGGCTTCTATTTTTGTGATTACTGCTCCTTGAGCATTGTTAGTTATTGAAAAACTCATTTTGTTTTTATTTTTTTATGTCTTTGAATTTTATTGTTTTTACCTCGGGTAAGTTTTCCTTTATAGCGTCCAACTCGTCTGGGTTATTATCTATATGCTTGGTAATGCCAAGTTTCTTAATGGTCTCCCATTTCAACTTACCATTAGTAAAATATATGTTTTCTTTTGGAATACCAATCTCCTCTGCAACCTTATACACTTCCTCGGAGTCATCCTTCTGTCTCCTTGTAATAATAAATAGATTTACTCCCTCATCAATCAATCTCTTAGCCATGTCTTGCCCGTCCTTGGTTGATAGAGTATCGTCAAAATCTATACTTACATCGTTACCGAACATTACTGGCTCTACCAATAAGTTAGTATCATCTGCGGGGTCAAGGAAATCCTCACCCAATACAATAGCTTGACCTGCACCTAATGGTGGTGTCCCTATCTTACTCGAGCAATGTGCATACGCCTCCTTGTAATCGAACCCTTTGGCTTTTTCTCTGGCAATACACTCACCAAGTGCCGTATCGGCAGGGACCTCAGCAAACTCCTCGAGCTTACTCCAATAACGATAATACTCGTTGAAACAATTAAGACAAAATCCCATCCTCTCTTTAAGATTCTTGAATTGAGTCCTTACCTTGGGATGCTTGGAGCATCTCGTCAAATAGGTCCCCCTGTTTTCTGTCTTACGTGGTTGTAGGACAAATAATTCTTCTTGCTTATTTTCTTTACTCATTTTTTCTGAATATGATTTACAAACAGCATAACGTTGTTTTTCATCAGGATACTCGGACTTAATTTCCGACATACATCTTGAGATAAACTCATCACCCGTTTCCCCTTTTTTCTTTGGCTCTGGCATGTTAGATTGATTTACCGTATCCTTTTAACCTTTTATTTTCCTCGTGTAAAACATCTATTTTTTTCTCCAATTCTTGTATCCTGATGTTAAGACCCTCAATTTCGGTCTTCAAATCATCAATTATCTGCTTGTAAAGATTTACACTCAGCTCCAAATTGCGGAGGACTTGATTGTCCGTCTCAGCCTGACTCTTGCGCTTACCTGTTATGTAACCTACAATTGCCACCACAACGTTAGAGCCTAATATCGTTAGTATTGTCTCCATATTATTTACATTCCACAACATGCATACGTTGGGTCACTATACCATTGTAGTCCATACACCTTCATCATATATCCTGGACTGTTTGTCCAAGACCCATTTGTAAGATGAACCCCGCTAAAATAATTTTTTCCAAGATGAGGAAATAAACCTTGATTTGAGGTATAATTGAAACATAATGGATAGAAATTAGAATTGAAGATAATCTCCTCAATCATCCTACGCTCAAAAAATTGAGCTCTATCGTCTGCTCTTTTTTGGAACCAATCCATCTCACTTTTCGTAATTGTCTGCTCAGTTCCGTTGATAATTCCGTTATTTTTGATACGAGCCCACACACTTGGAAGAGCCTCGGCGTAACTCCACCAAATTAAGGCGGGTTGTGCGAAATCCACAAGAAAGTTGTAGTCCGTTGTATTGGCTGATATGGTCCCACCTGATACTTGATATAAGAGTGACTTATAGTATTTTGCACCGATGATATATTCGAGCTTAGTTTGTTGAACGACTTGGACAAATGGTAAAAGAACGGAAGAAGACACGTTTGGGTCGATGTCCGTAAATGCCTTGAGTTTTGTCTCCGACAACAATAAAATATTTTGAGGCACTATGCCTGGTGAGTTACCCATTTTCGTCTGTTATATTTTCAGTTTTATTTACCCCGACATCCTCTACCTTTGTTTCGTCAATAATTTTAGTTGGTGCCTCATCTGAGATGGTTACCATTGTAAATTGTTTAACATCAAGTTTTGCACTCTCCTTGTCCCTCATAAGAAGGAGCTTCTCAAACACAATCTTAATTTCTTTCTGAATAGGTTTGATTACGAGATTTTGGAAATGGTCTTGAGCTTCTCTGTGGTCAGGAGTTCCAAGACCTCCAGGAGTGATAATTCCGAGTAATTCGGGGCTGGAAATCTGATGACTGGTTAAGATTGCTTGTTGGACTGCTCCTGCCATTTCCAACCACATTTTGTCTGAAGAATTGGATTGTATCTGTGTAACCTCGGGGGCTTGTTCCTTACTTTCTGCGAAGGTAAGAAATAATTTGCCAGGGTTATTTGATGACGCATATTTTGCGGTAAGGGTATTGAATATCTGCTCCCTTTCTTCTGGCGCTGGAACCCCATTGTTTAGGGAAACCCAGAGAGACGGTTGTAGGTTGTTACAAATATTATTATACCACCAATTATAGATTTCCACTTCGGTTGCAATTGCTGTAGCACCTCCCCAATAAGACGGGGTTGCGTAGAAATCATTTCCACATGAGTGAGTCGTATAATAAAATACCTGACTTGGCTCTGGATTACTTACGTCTAATGATGGTAACTTACGAGGTAAAAACTTTTTTGGTGCTGCCCAATCGGCACAATAGTAATAGTTATGGACCCTATCAAACTCATCAGCCTTCTCAGCTCTGATTTTTGATGCGTCCATATAGTATAGTTCGAATCCGTAATCTCTATCGTTACGCCAAACTACGTTGAGGGCAAATGCCCCATATAAAATGAAATCCAAAGATGCCTTAACCCAAATGTCGTGGATTGAGTCACCAAGAGAATTAGCCATAAGTAATCTATCAGGATTACCATCAATCATTCTAAGCTCCTCCCCACGAACGCCATACCACTTGGATTGGGTCGATGCTCGATGTGTAGGTGAGCTGTTGTATAATCTTATCAACTCCTGCGGAGCCATGTTTGCGATTCCATAATAAACCCAAGGTGACCTTGTATTGATTAGTAGATTCTCCTCAATTACGGGAACATTAGCGCTCCTAAAGTCAAATACCTTTAAGTAATCCTTGAACTTATCGTTGTTTTCGTTTTCACTCATATCTATAAATATATTAAAAAGGACAAATAATCATTTTTTTTATGGGTTGAGCTCATCTGGCGCAAATATAACATTAGAGTTGTCCTCATTAGGGGACACCCATATCTCGTAATTTGTTTCCATAGTAGTCCCTGTTGCAAATAATACTTGAGCCTCACCGTTCTCCACAACATTATACGCTAATGCTGGGTTCAAGTTTCCACTCCCGTTGGGTTGCTCACTTATGGAGTATAAATATAAACCCTCATAAGGAAATTGTATTTTACCTTGACCTTGTCCCTCAACAAAGTAAAACTCATCATATCTGTTCTTGTGCGCAGAAATGTCCAAGGGTAGAAACGTTACGTTGTCCTTGGAAAAAATATGAGTAAATGAAAATAGATACTCGGGGTTAGGTAACTCACTATTCTGTGATACGGTAACCACCATCGTATTCGGTTGATTAGCTCTGATTATTAGCATGGCGATAAAATAAATCGCAAGGGGGCGAACCCCCTCACGACATTATTAGTTTTATTAGCATCCGCAACTACCTACCGATATGCCCGCTACCACTGAGCTTAACGCTCCTGATAATTCGTTCATCGGATTTGGTTCCAAATATTGGAAAGTTAAGTTATATCCTGCTGCGTCTCCTAAGCCCTTACCAGTTTGAGATGTTCCCGCACTGATGAATGAACCATAGGTTTGACCAAGATAGAAATACTTACCGTTGTTGTCCTCTGCCACAATAGCCAATCTTTGCGATTGAGCCAATGTTTTTAAGATGTTTCTCTTAGCTTGCTCAAGTTTTGCGAAATAAGTTACCACCTCACCTTGATAGAAAACTGTTCCATTTTCTAAAGAAGCATTGACTGTTTCAGTCAATTGTGAGCTCGTTCTTATCAACTCAAAGCAATAAAATGTGCCTGTCCCTGAAATCTGTGTGATTGTATCGCCAGTAGATTGAGTAACAGATGAGATATTACAGAAATCTGTAATCCAAATTGTCTTCAAACCACCTATGTTGTCTCTACATCCCAACTGAATTCCAGCCGTTAAATTGCAACTCATATTTTATATTATTAGTTTGTTAGTTTATTTTTTAATAAGGTGGGAGGTTACCCTCCCGACCTTAAATATTACTATAATCCGTTAGTTACGAAAAATTGTTGAAATGCTACCTGTGTTCCCAGCTTCCAGCTCGACATAATTCTTACTTCTTGGAAATCTTGTGACCACCACGCTCTAAATGAATCTTCGTCTGAAGTTAAATCGGTTCCAACTAACATATATTGCATCGGACCTGCAACGATTAAATCGCTACCGTTTAATCCTGGAACTCCAACTACTTTGTAGTTAGTTTGAGGATGGAAAACCTCATATACTTGACCCAATGATGGTTCAGTAAAGTGGAAGTTATTCACGTTACGTAAAGCGACAGCGTAGCACTTAAATTGACTTTGACTCATATAGATTACGATGTCGTCTCTATCATAAATGTTTCTATCTAATGCGTTGATTAAATTATCAACTTGAGCTAACGTGTTGTAAGCCTTCTCTACAGTTGTAGCACCTGTAATGTTACATAATGCTGTTTGACCTGTTAAGGTAACTACGTCAGTTGAGTTGTTAAAGATTTGGATGAAACCACTGAAAGCAGATGAACCACTTTGTGCATTCCATAATAAATCTTCGTTATATCTCTTAATTTGTTTTGTTTGAAGGTCGATTATCGCCTGTTCAAATGGTGCATTTTCGTTATATGACCCTGCGTTAAGGTATTGACCCAACCACAGCGTATTTAATTGTTGCAAACACAAACTTTGATTTATTTTTAGTGCTTGAACGGTAACTGGAGCTACAG